ACTCGCGTTGCGGAAAAACACTCCGAGCGCGCCGATTCCGATCGTCCACGCCCCCGCGTACGCAAGGGTCTCGCTGTCCTACAGGCCGCGCTTCGCGTTCCTCAAGAACATCTAGCCGCCCGAGGGTTTCGGCGCGGCTCCGGCGGTTCTGTGCGGTCGGAACACCATCCACGAAGCCACGAGGACGACGCAATCCGGGGGAAGGAGGGAAGTCGATGGCGGCCGGCGGCTACAACATCCTGATTGAGCAGGGAGCGACCTACGATCAGACGTTCACCTGGGAAGTCTCCGGCAGCCCCGTGAACCTGACCGGCTACACGGCCCGGATGCAATTCCGCGACTCTATGGCGTCGCCGACGAAGGTTGTCGAGTTCGGAGTTACGACTGGCGCGACGATCACTCTCGGCGGGGCGGCCGGCACGATCCGCGTCCAGCTCACCGCGACCGCCACCGCTGCTCTGAACGCGGGCAGCTACGTCTACGACCTCGAGCTCGTGTCCGGCGCAGGTGTCGTCACCAGGCTGCTTCAAGGGGCGGTGTCGGTGAATCCGGAGGTGACACGGTGAGCGTCACGGTCACTGTGACGGAGACGCCGGCGGCAGCGGTGTCGACGGTCGAGAACGTATCCACCCTGGACACGGCGCTCGAGGATGTCGTCGTCGATGTGTCGGCTCCGGTGGAGACGGTCGTGGAGACGACGATCGGGAGCAGCACTCTCGCCGTGGATGTCGACAACGTCACGATCGAGCTGAACTCGAACGCCTTGCGGATCAAGGACGGCGGCGCGACCGCGGCAAAGCTCGCCTCCGGAGCGGCCCTAGCGAATCTCGGCTACACCCCGCTGAACAGGGCCGGGGACACGATGACCGGCTCCCTGTCTCTCGGCTCGAATGACCTGACTGTTGTCGGAACCACTCTTCTCGGAACGACCTCCAATCCGTTCTCAAACAACAGCCCGAAGGTGCATATCCGGAACGACTGGACTGGCACCGAGACGAGCGCCAACCGCAACGTCCTCAACATCTATTCGCAGGCGAAGGGCGCTTGGGACACAGGCCATTTCCTGTACCAAACCGAAAGCCGTTGGGTTGACCACACCAGTGTCGTCGAGAAGGCGATCACTGGTGCTACCCGAGTTGGGACGACGATCACGGTCACCGCTGCCGGTCACGGTTATGGGAACGGCGACCGGGTCATCGTCGACAGCGTGACCCACACCTTCAATCAGGAGATCAACGGATCGCAGGTGATCTCGAACGTCACGACGAACACGTTCGACTACACCGTCGCCGGTGTCTCGTCGGGCTCGTACACCTCGGGTGGGATCACGTCGAACCGGGCTGGTGGCGCTGTACTCCTCGGTCTTGTCGCCCCACAGGTTCGTCGCGGCGGATACAGCACCCTCAACATCCACGCCGACGACCTCGCGGTCATCTTCCTGGGGAACAACGGCATCCGAAAAGCGACCGACCTGATCTACGGGGCGCACACGAAGTTCGCCGCTGCTAGCGGCACGTTCCTTGACGAGGTCGAGTTCGACACATGTGGGTCGTTCGACACCACCGCCACCTACGGGTTCTTGCTAAACGGTCTCGGGGCGGGCCAGTCGATCCGTGCGTCGCACTACGGCACAGGGACGATTCCCGAGTTCCGGGGGCGGATGGCCCGCGGCATCTTCGACGCCCCCTTGCGAACCAAGAGCGGCGATGTGCTCGCCCGTTTCTCTGGCGTTCCGTTCGTGGCCGCCTCGGATGTCGCCGCCGCTACCCCGGCTGGCGCGACCGCTCGGATTGACATATTCGCGAACGAGGATCAGACCGCCACGGCGCAAGGCTCGCGGATCGTGTTCTACACCACGGCGCTCGGCGCGACAGTTCCATTCGAGCGGTTCCGGGTTGCCCCCGGTGACGGCATCGACTTCTTCTCCGGCACGTTCGCGAACTACGCGATCAGGATGGGAGACGCGGCCAACGCGCACATCTCGTTCGGGACGACGACCGGGAACAAGTTGGGCTTGTCTGTCTCCGAGAAATTCGCATTCCACGGCTTGACACCGGTTATTCAGCGCGCAGGTGCCGCGCAGGTCGCCGTCGTGACCACGGCCTCGACGCAGACAACTCCCTGGGGGTTCTCGACGCAGGCACAAGCGGACGCCATTGTCACTCTCGTCAACGAGCTCCGCGCAATGGTCGTTGAGAAGGGCCTAATGAAGGGCGCAGCGTGATCACCCAGGCTATGACCCAAACGACTCCGATCGGGTCGACCGACCCGCGGGACGTGACGATCACCCGTCTACGGGAAGGTCTCGACCAGGTCATCGAGGAGAACAATCGGCAGCACCGGCGGATCGAGGAGCTGGAGACGCTCCTCACCCGCGTCCTACGCGCGGAGATGGACGGCTAGTCGTGGCCACCCGGAAGCCCGCTGTCCCTCCGAAGGCGGCGGAGCCGCGCGCACCCAAGCTCCGCGACCTCTCGCTCACGGCTACGGAGCGCACCGCGGTGACGGCTGTGATGCAGGCACGCCAGGCGTTGGCTCAGCAGCAGGCACGGCTCGAGCAGGAGATGGCCGAAATCGGCGGAGACATCGAAAGACGCCTACGCCTCCCGATCGGCGCTCTCGGCGAGAAGGCCACCCATCAGGTGAACCTCGACGAGATGCGCGTCGAGGAAATCCCTCCGAACAAGGAGAAGCCGCCGTCCAAGCGCGCCTCTAGGGGGGCGGCCTGATGGACACCGTTGTCGCCTTCTTCGTGAAGGCTGTGCACGTCAGGGCAACCGGGCCGGGCGTGGTCGAGTTCCGCCACGGCCCAGACACCGATGCCTACTGGTTTGAGGCGCACGACCAAGACGGGTTGATCGTCCAGGTCGATACCGACTTCAACGTTCTCTGGAACGGCGACGAAGGCGAATGCAAGACACGTCTCCGTGGAGTGTTAGTCGAAACCATCGTTCCAGCCGTGAATCCCGTCTGAGGAGAGGTCCGTGCCGCTGACCGCTGGGTTCGAGACCGGAATTAGCGGCAACACGATCACGACCGCAGACACAGGCGACGCGGACGCCTTTGATCTGGTCACCATCGCCGCGGGCGGCTCGGCGAAGTACGACAACGCCCAGGCGGCACTCGGGTCGCTCTCCGCGAAGCTCGTACAGGCAGCAACTCCGGGAGCTCTCAACCTCGCATGGTCGACAGCGTTCGGCGTATCGACCGACCATTACGGCCGTCTTTACATCTACCGGACGGCCAACCCCGGGGCAACCGTCGCGCTTGTCGTTCCGTTCAACGGAGGCAGCTTTGCCTCGCGCATCTACCTCTTCACCAACGGCAAAATCAGCATTTCCGACAGCACGGGTGCGGCCCTCGCCACCTCCGCGGCGGCCCTACCGCTGAACGCCTGGTCGCGCATCGAATGGCACATCGTCCACAACACGAGCACGGGCAGCGTCGAATGTCGCATCTTTAGCGACCCCTTTAGCCCCATCCCGACCGAAACCCTTTCCGTCACCGGCCGGAATACTCTCGCCTCGGCCAACAAGATCCAGGTCGGATTCGATCCCGGAGGCGGCCAAGGAGCGGCCGGAGACACGATCTGGATCGACGGACTCGTCGCCGCCGCCCTCGACTGGCCCGGATCCGGCATCCCACTCAACCAGAGCGGCACCCTCATCCCGGGCCCGCCGCCGCCGGTCGAGATCACCTTCACCCTCGACCGCAGAGGAAACAGCCCGCTTCGCATCACCCCCGTCGCCAACAGCCTCAAGTTCACGACGCTTGCGCAGGGCGGCTTCGGATCCTGCACCTTCGACGTCGAAGGGCCACTCGCCTACTGGCGACGCGAAATCCCCGAACTCTCGCTCCTCACGATCACCTACGGCGAACAGGTCATCTACCAAGGCCAGGTCGAAGACCACGGCAAACGACTCGCCGACGGCCAACTCCTCACCACGATCACCTGCTTCGGCCTCCAACGCCGCCTCGACGAAGTGTCGATCGTGCGGATGTGGTCGAAGCGTGACATGCAGTGGGAGGACGAAACCGTCTCGCACCGCGATCCGAACAAGGTCGCCTATGGCGCGTGGACGCTCACGACCGGCCGGTTCGACCCGACCAACCTCGCCAGGGACGGTGTCGCGTTCACCGGCACGAACCTCCGCAACTTCAACAGCCCCAGAGTCCGCTTCTGTCTGTGGTGGTGCCCGCCCGGGATCACGCCCACCCGGATCCTGAACACGTACGGGGAAGAGAACGGCACCGGCTTCAACGGCCTCTCCGGATACATCGATGGAACCGGCACCTTCGTCGAAATCACGAACTATGCGCCGGGAGCTCAGGACAACGCGGTCCCGGCCGGAGCGATCGCCGTCTGCCTCGGCGTGAAAGCGACCACCTCGCCGTTCACTCCCGACGAGACGATCCAGGGCTACCACTACGGCATCCGCATCCTCGGCACAGCCAGCCTCGAGGACGACTCCTCCGACCCGCTCACCGCAGGCTTCTACGGCGGGACGATCCTCCGCGACCTGATCCCGCTCATCCCCGACCTTGCTGTAGGAACGGTCGACGACGGCTCCGAGTTCGCGATCCCGCAGGTGTCTCAGGATCACCGCGACTTCGCCCGCGTGATCGTCAACCAGGTCGTCAGCTTGTACGAGAAGGAGTGGGGCGTCTGGGAGGACGGCCGGCTCGATTGGCACGCCGTCAACCTCGACGAAGCGCAATGGCTCACAACGCTTGAGAACTTCGTCGATCTCGACCTCCAATCCTCCGTGGACGGGATCGCGAGGACCGCATACGTTCTATACGACAACGCTGCGGCGACGCCGAAGGGCCGCAACATCGGCGAGGCCAGCTCCTCGAGCGTCGAGCAGCGCAACCCGTATGTGAAGCAGGGGCGAACCAAGGACTTCATAGTCAGCGCGGGCGTGCCGATGACACCGAGCTCGTCGGCGCAACTCGCGGCGAAGGTGAGCGCTGACCGCGGCGGCTCCCCATTCCTGACCGGCCGCGTTACCGTCCCCGCCCGCTGCTACCTCAACCACGCCACCGGCGGGGCGCGGCCCGCGATTCTTCTCCGCGCCGGCGACAACATCACCATCGCCGACCTCCCCAAATCGGACGTCTTCTTCCAAGGCCGAGACGGCGAAACGCTCTTCCATGTCGTCTCGACCGGCTACGACGCCGAGACGGACCGTCTCGACCTCGAGCTGGAGGCGTACTCGAACCGGATGGACGTCTTGCTCGCCCGTGTCGCCGCCGCCACCAAAGTCCTGACCGGATAGCCCGCTTCAAGAGGAAAGAGGGTCTGCTGTGAATGCTGCGCGGCTACGCCTCGCGTCGCTGATGGACGCCACCGTCGCCAACCGGGCGAACTGGCACTACCTCCTCGCCCGCCCGCTCGGCCAACACGTCACCGAACAGCAGGCCCGGCATGGTGTTGTCTGGTCGGACTGCTCGAACGGCTACCAGATCATCTGCCGCCTCGCCGGAGCCCCGAACCCGCTCGGCCAGCCGAACGGCTACGGCAACACGAGCTCATGCTGGGCTCACCTCTCCCACATCGACATGAAGGACGCCCAGGTCGGTGACGCCGTCATCTACGGCCCGGACGGATCCCACCATATCGCCGTCGTCCGCGAACCAGGGTCGGATCCGTTGCTGTGGTCGAACGGCCGCGAATCAGCACCGGAGTACGTCCGCTTCTCAACGGAGCGGTCCTGGCAGCCATCGCCGGAAACGTGGGTGCGTCTCATGCCGCCTGACCCGAAACCGCCGCCGCTCCCGACCGTCGACCCGTTCTGGTCTTGGCTGCGGTGGTGGCTCGGCGAGGGCGAGTACAGGGGGCGCAAGCAGGATCGGGGCCGCAGACCTTCGGTAGCGCCGCGTGTCATTCCGCCCGCCTGGTGGCTGCGCGCGCGCCAGTTCCTTCAGGCGAGGAAGGCAGCGATGACCGGATGATGAGACGGACCCGCCGGCACTCTCGTTGCTCCTACGTTCGCATCCCCGGAAACGTCTAACCGTGCTGTCGGTCATCATCCGAGTCCGCAGAGTGAGCGAGCGGGGCCCTCGCGTTCGCACGCTCCGCCGGCCTGCCCCCCGTTTCATCCACCGCCACCCTCCAGGGTTTTGACGTCAACTCATTCGAAGGGAGGGGTCACTTGTCCCTATCGGCACAGATCATCTCCGTCATCATCGGGCCGCTGCTCGCCGTCTACGTGATCCGGCAGCTACGCGAAATCCACAAGCTCGTCAACAGCCGCCTCTCGGAGGCGCTGGATGAGATCAAACGGCTCGGCGGCCGTGAAGAGGAGTTTTGATTCCTGGCCTGCGGCCCGAGAAATCATCCTGTTCCTCGTCGGGCTGGGAGGTGTCGTATGGGAAACAGTGCACGGGCCGGTGGAGCCATCACTGCTCGTGGTTTTCGGCGCGATGATGGGCATCCCGATCGTTCTTCACAAGGACAAATGAAGCGCCGCGTTCGTAAAGCCTGGCGGCAGTTCCGCTACCCGGCTGGGATACACGCATGGCGGTGGCGATTCCTCGGCCTCTGGCTGGTCGTGTTCACCGTGATCGTCGCCTGGTCGTTGAATAGCCAAAGGCAGCAGACGAGAGAGAGGACGACGGCGAACAGGGCGCAGATCCGGATTCTTCGCCGCGGACTCGACGAGGCCTGCCACGCCACCACCGCCCAGCTCGGCGCGATCGCCGTGATGATCCTCTACATCAGCGGCGGCCCGGACGCGCGCAGCTACCGCGCCACTTCAGCCGTCAACGCGCTCGAAGGCTACGTCACCGACCTCGGCCAGATGACCGCCTGCGACCAGATCACCCGGCCATGAAACTCCTCGCCGCCTCCACGGTAGCCGGTCTCGCGTTCCTGATCCCCTCGAGCGCAGGCCTCCAACCTGGAATCGCGCGGATCCGGGTGACCGGCACGCTGATCTCGCAACACGACGCCACCAAGATCTACGCGCTCTACAACCAGCCCGCCTACACCGAACGACTCGGAACCGGCTTCGCCAAATGCGAGCAGGTCAGCGTGGAGTTCTCCGATTGTGAGTCGTCGTGGCGGTTCGGCCGCGGCCAGATCATCGCCCGCGCGGTCGTCCCGTCCGTGTCGTCGTTCAGGGTGCTCGCCGTCACCGGTGGCACCGGCTACTACTCGAACGTCGGCGGTCAGGCGTTGCTCGTCACGATCAGCCCAACCTCGATTCTGCTCATCATCGACCTGGAGGCATTCTGATGAAGTTCCCCACCGACCACATCTGGGTCATCCTGATCGCGTTCGTCACCGCGCTCGGCTGCTTCACCGCTGCCGCTCTCGTCGGCACCGACGCCACCGTGATCGGCACCTTGCGCGATGTCCTGATGGGCCTGGCTGGCGCATTGGGTGGCGTCGCCGTCGCCCACAACCTCACCAAGACCGACGGCGGTGGCAAGTGAGCACCTACCATCCACTCCTCGACGGGCCGATCACCGTCATCGTATCGCCACCGCAACATCCGAAAGTGTCGAAGGGCGGCCCGTACGCCGCCGACATCGCCACCCACCCAGGCGAACCGATCTACGCCCCCGCGAAAGGCAAGATCCCCCACGCCTACGACGACGTCCTCGACGGCGGCGTGAAGGGCGGCGTGATGTTCAGCTTCGACGTTGAGGTTCCGAAGGGCACGAAGCCCGTCCGCTTCTTCTTCGCCCACGTCGACCGGGCCAGCCGGGACCGGGCGAAGGTCGAAGCTGGCGACCCGATCGGCCACGCCACCGGGGCATTTCTCCATGTCGGCGGCAGCAGCGCGGCCGAACTCGACAAGCTCCTCTCTGCCTAGGAGGCCCTACATGAACATCGGACTCGCAGAGCTGATGCTGGTCGGGATCTTCGTGGTCCTCCTCATCGCCGCGATCAGCGACAACGTGAACCTGTAGAAGACGCCGCGCGTTTCGCCTCTCCTCCGCGCGGCACCACGGCCGCCCCGCTTCGAACCCTGGGCTCCATGCCCTCCCAGGGATCGAGACGCGGGGCGGCCCCTTTTCGTGTGCCCTAATCCTGCTTCGCGCCGACCACATCGACACCGGCCGACTTCTCGACCGTGCTGCCGACCCGGTCGTGCTGCAACCCGGCCGCCTGAACGAGTTTGCGGAGCGCGGCGACGGCCTCACCGTCGAGATGCGTTGACCGGGCGATGAAGAGTCCCTTGCCGATGAAGTAGATGCCGATGCCGTGGGCGAGAACCTCGAGCCATGACTGTCCGGCCTCGCCTTCGACTGCGATCGGCGGGCTGTTGTGCGAGAGCAGGTAGATGCCTGCTCCGATGCAGAGTAGGGATGCCGCGATGTCTAGAAGTTTGCCCATCATTCGGTCCTTCCGATTGCTAGAAATGTGACCTTGCCGATCCGCACGCGACCTCCTACCATCCGCATCGGTGAGCAGGCAGGAAGTCGACGCCCGGCTCTATGACGAAGACCTCGTCTGCCTCTGTCCGGAGCAGCGGCCCGCGCGCGCTCAAGTCGGAGCGCTCGCCCTGACCTATTGCGAGAACTGCGGTCGGCTGATCCTGAAGCACCGACAACCAGACCCTCTCGTCCTGCTTCGTCGTGAACTCGATGAGATCAGGCAGATCGTCGGAGTAGCTCCTCGACCATCTCGCGCACAGCTGAGACTTCTTCCTGGAGGGCGTGGTACTCCTGGCTGCGCGTGAGCTGGCCCTCGAAATAATCGGTGGGTAGGTCGAGCGCAGCGGCGATCGCCTGTCGTCGTTCGTAGTCGGGCTCTCGGTATTCCTCGTAGGCGCGGTATGCCTTGAGGGTGACGCCTACACGTTGAGCGATGGCCTCTTGGCTGAAGCGGTTTGCGCGTTGCTCGCGTCGCTGGGCCTCCTTGTCTTGCTCGAAGCGCTCTAGTCGCAGCTCGCGGATGCGAGCACAGATCGGTGGCGTGGGGCTCGCCATCAGGTCAACCAGAAACGTACGGAGTTTGCGTACGTCTGTCTGCGGACTCTTAGTACGGGTACTTGACGTACTCATGTGATACGTGTACCGTAAGTCCACATGCAGAGATTGTCAACACCGAAGGCAACACCAGCGCGCATCGTGCGTGCTCGCGCCGAAGCCGCGCTAACGCAAGAAGAGCTCGCGCAGCAGGCGGGCTGCTCGGTGTTCTCGATCGGCAAGTACGAGCGCGGCGAGCGCGCACTGCGAGGCCCAGCCCTGCGCCGGATCGCAGAGGCGACCGGGAAGCCGCTCGCCTTCTTCTTCGACACCACCGAGGTAGCAGCGGCCTGAGCCGCACTAGAGGAGGGAGACACCCAATGGCGGCCCCAACCCCCAGCACAGAACTCGCGGAGCGCACCCCGCAGCAGGAGCTGGTCTCCCAGGTGCGCAGCCCGGAGTTCCGCGAACAGATCGCGGCCGCGCTGCCAGGCAACATCCTGCCCCAGCGCTTCCAGCGCGCAGCCACCACTGCGCTGATGGCGAACCCCGACCTTGTAAAGCTCGATCGAAACTCGCTCTTTGTCGCGCTCCTTCAGTCCGCGCAGGCCGGGTTGCTTCCAGACGGCAAAGAGGCCGCGATCGTCGCTTACAAGGACCGCGCGCAGTTCCTCGCCATGAAGGACGGCTACATCAAGCGCGCCGCCGAGGCGGGCTGGCAGGTCTCGGCGCGCGTGGTCTACGAGAACGACGAGTTCACCTACGCCGAGGGCCTCGAGCCGAAGCTGGAGCACGTCCCCGTTCGACCTGGCGCTGAGCGCGGTGAGCGGATCGCCGCGTACGCGATCGCTCGGCATCGCGACGGCCGCGTCGCGCCCCCGGTCGTGATGTATGCAGACGAGATCGCGAAGCGCCGCGCGAAGGCTCAGACACAAACGGTCTGGAACGAGTGGACTGACCGCATGTTCGAGAAGACGTGCATCAAGGCGCTCGTGAAGGAGCTGCCGACCAGCGACCTTGCAGAGTGGGCTGTGCGTGTGATCGCCGCCGAGGACATGCCGCCGGAGCAGGCGGCGCAGCTGATGTATGGAGATACCCCGGCCGGGTTGGGCGCGGGAGACGGGCGGACTAACGGCACCGACAGCTCGCTCGATCAGCAGGCCGAGCCTTCCTCCACCTCTCTCCCCGAGGGGGGCTCGGCTCCTGACCTCGACGGCGAACCCGACATCGGCGGAGAACCCGAGCCGGAGCAGGAGCAGCCGTCTCCGTTCCAAGCGCCGCCCGACGCACAGGCCGCGAGGGACGCCGCGGACGCCGCCGGCCGATACGTCGTCGACCGCGGCCGCGCCAACATCAAAGGTCGCACGATCGCTCAGATCGCCGCCCAGCCGAAAGGCGCGGACTGGCTGAAATGGGTGATCGCCGAGACGAAGGATCACCCCGCCGGCGTCTACGCCCGCAGCTACGCGCGGGTCTATCTCCCTGAGGTTTACACGGAGGCGATGGCGATCTTGCAGGCGGCCACACAGTGAGCGCCACCGAGCACGTCATCGACCCCGAGCCGCGCTGCAAGGTGAAGGTGGTCCGGAACGCCAAGGGCGACGCTCAGTTCGAGGCGACCGTCGTGGAAGGCTTCGACGACGCCGAGCTCGAGCGGATCCGGATCGCGGCGGTCGCGCAGTACCAGGCGCTCGTCCGCGAACTCGGAGGCGTCTCGTGAAGACGCTCGGCTACACGCCTAAGCAGGCTGAGCGGTTGTATGCCGCACTCGAAGCCGACGTCGCGAAGATCGAAGAGATCGCACAGAGGATCGCCACGCGAGTCACTGATTCGGGAGTCGATGCCAGCGTGCTCGACAGCTCGCTCGAAGACCTGCGCTTCCGCGTCGATCAGATCAAGGACACCATCAGGCGGAGGACACGATGAGCCGGCTCCTATGCGTCGGTGATTTGCACCTCGGAGCTGGCGTCGAGCGGTATGGTCCTTCGCGGCTCGCCGATCAGGCCGAAGTCTGGAGCCGGGTCGCGGACGTCGCGCTCGAAGAGAGCTGCGACCTCGTTGCCTTTGCGGGTGACGGGTTCGAGCGCAGGCGGTATCCGTCGCAGGCGGAGCTGGTCGCGTTCGATCAGCCGCTCCGTCGGCTCGCTGCCGCCGGCGTCCCCGTCGTAGCCGTAAGCGGTAACCATGACGTCCTCGCACCGGACGCGCCGACGTCGCTCGACGTGTTCTCGGACGTGATGACCGTCGCCACGGCCCCGCAGGTCGTGAAGGCCGCGGGCGTGTCGGTCGGGTGCCTCCCCTGGACGCCGATCTCGAGATTGGTCGCGAGTCGCAACGGTGGCGATCGTGACGCGTTGTACGAGGAGGCGGCCGCGCTGCTCCATGCAGCCCTGCGCGGGCTCCGCGACGAGATCAAGGACGGCCCCGCCGTCCTCCTCGCCCACTGGTCGGTGTCCGGTGCGGTGACTCCGACGGGCCGCGACGTCGGCCTGGACTTTGGCGTCGTCCTGGACGCGGCCGAGTTGGAGGCGATGGGCTGGGACGCGGTCGTCGTCGGCCACGTGCACAAGGCGCAGCTCTTGAACAGCGAGCACGACGGTTTGCGCGACGTGGGGCCGATGTTCTTCACAGGGTCGCCGCTGCCCCTCAACCACGGGGAGGCGTCCTGCGATCACGGCGTCTGGATCCTCGACGTTGCCGAGGCGACGACGGCTCGGTTTGTGCCGCTCCCCTCGCGGCTGTTCGTCACGGTTGACCTCGACGTCACGCATGAGTCGGATGTGGTCCAGTTCGCGGCGGTTCATCCGCCGATTTTCGGTGGCGAGATCGTCCGCGTCCGCTACGAAGCGACGGAGGAGCAGGCGCGGCGGATCAGCCCGGCAGAGATCAAGCGGGCGCTCCTCGAATCTGGAGCCTCGCACGTGACGATCGAGCCGGAGATCGTCCGCGAGGACCGCGCCCGCGTCCACATCGACACGGACAACCTGACCGAACTCGACGCGCTCCAGCTCTGGCTCGACTCGCAGGGCGTGAACGGCGACCGCGGCTCGGCGATGGTCGAGCGGACGCAGCACTACCTGGCGGCGCGGTCGTGAATCCACTCCGCGTCACCGCGACGAACTACAGGAGCTTCGAGCGGCTCGACCTCGACCTCCCGACCGGCACGTGCGCGGTCACCGGCGCGAACGGAGCGGGCAAGTCGAGCGTCGTCAATCTCGTCGACCTCGCAATCTTCGGTGCGGAGTCGCGCACGCTCGCCGACTACCTCCGTGAGGACGCGGACGAGATGGAGATCGTTCTCGAGTTCGAGCACGCGGGCGAGGACTACCGGGTTCGGCGTGGGTTCTCTGCGCGGGGTCGCGGCCGCTCGACCTTGGACTTCGAACGGTGGGAGGAAGAAGCGTGACGCGTGAGCTCGGAATCGCCTGGGCGGCTGGCCTCTTCGAGGGAGAGGGCTGCATCACGGGCCGGATTGGCGGCACGGACATCGTCGCCGCGATCGTGATGAGAGACGAGGACTGCATCAGGCGGTTTGCCGCAATTGCAGGAGTCGGCACGGTTACCTATCAAGCCGCGCGCGAGCCCAATCGCTCGCCGATGTGGCGGTGGCAGGCGAACGGGAGTGACGCTGAGCGCGTTATCGTCGATCTCCTTCCACTTCTCGGCGTGAGGAGGACGGCACGCGCTCGTGAGTTCCTCGCGCGGCGGCAGGCATGGCGCGCCGAGGTCATGGCTGCCCGTGACTGCGCTTACTGCGGAGTCGCTTTCTGTCCGACAACCGGCGATCAGCACGCGCGTCAGCGGAAATACTGCACGCCACGCTGTCGCCTGCGCGCGATAGATCACGCGTACCGCAGACGCAATGGAGCGCTCTCCCGCGGGACGCACACGCATTGCCGGAACGGTCACAAGTTCACCGAGAAGAACACAGCGATTCGCGGTGGCTTTCGGTCCTGCCGCACGTGTGAAGCGCGTCGGTCTCGTGAGTCCTACGCGCGCAGAAAGGCTCGCGCGTGAGTTGGGTTCCGTTGACACAAGGAACGGCCCGCGAGACCCAGAGCCTCATAGAGGCGACCATTGGCCTGTCGCGGAAGACGTGGCGTGCATCGGCGTTCCTCGCCCAGGGTGACGGCGACAGCTTCACCGCAGCCGACCCACGCGACCGGAAGGCCGTGCTCGCCGAGGTCTTGGCGCTCGACGTGTGGGATGAGCTGCTCGAGTTCGCCCGCGCGGATCGCCGCACGGCGGAGCAAAGGTTGGAGCAGCTCGCCGGCGAGACCCGAGTTCTTCAGGAACAGGCTGATCGCAAGTCTGACGTCGAGTCGGAGGCGCTTTTCGCCCGCGGCGCAGAGGTCACCGCGACCGAAGCAGTCGCCGCCGCCGAGAAGACGCTCGCGACGATCACGGAGCAGGTGCGCGCGGCGGAGGCGGCCACGGCTAGGCGGGAGGTCGCACAGGCGCATCTCGCGCGCGTGGAAGTAGACCACCGCCGGCTGCTTCAAGTTCAAGTCGACGCCGATCGCGCGTCCCTCGACAGAGGTGCCGCCCTCGAAACGACGGCGAGACTCACGACCGTCGACGAGACCGCCGCGCTCGAGGCCCGCCAACAGATACTCCGCGAGGCGCAAGCTCAGGAGCAGCTCGTCGTACAGGAGTACGAGGCCGCGAAGCGCGAACTCGCGCTGAAGATGGAGCAGCGGAACGCGATCCTCGGCCAGGCGTCCGAGATGAACGAACGGGCGTGCGCTCTTCGCGAGCAGTCCGACCGGCTCGAGGCCGCCGGCCCTGGTGAGAACACCTGCGACCACTGCGGGCAGACGCTCGGCGTCGAAGCGCTCGCCGCGTCTGTTCTGAAGATGCGAGCGGACGCGGACGAACTCGACGCCGGCGCTCGCGACCGCGACCAGCAGGCGCATACGATCGAACTTCCTGAGATCGGCGACCCGCCTGCCGCCGACCCTGACCTCCACGACGCGATCGCCCACACCACGGAGCGTCTTGTCGCAGCACGCCGCGACCAGGATCAGCGGGCCCGATTGCAGGAGCAGGTTCGTCTCCTCGACGAGACAATCGCTGCCGGCCGCGGCCCCGACTTCATCCACTCGCTTGCCGAAGCGGCCGAGGCGTTCCAGGAGGCGAAGACGACTCTCGCCGACATCAGCGTACCGTCCGTCAACGTCGAGGGGCTCCAGGCCGACGCGCTGATCGCGCGCGGCCGTGTCGACGAAGCGCGCGGCGAGCTGACACGCGCGCAGGCCCGCAAGACTCTCGCCGACGAGCACCTCCGCCGCTGCGTCGAAGCGGAAGCGAACCTCGCCGAGACCGCGAAGCAGCGCGAACAGTTGCAGCAGGAGATCGACCTCGCCGCCGACTTGGAGAAGGCGTACGGCCGCGACGGGATCCCCGCGTTGATCGTCGAGTCGCAAGCGATCCCGCAGATCGAGATGGATGCCAACCGTATCCTCCAGGATCTCGGTACCCCGTACCGGGTCGAGCTCCGAACACAGCGCGAGCTCAAGTCCGGCGACGGACTCCGTGACACCCTCGACGTCGTCGTCATCACCGACTCGGGCGTGCGCGCCTACGAAACGTTCTCCGGCGGCGAACGAACCCGCTTGAACCTTGCCCTGCGGATAGCGCTCGCGAAGCTCCTCGCGCACCGCCGCGGCGCAGAGTCCCGGCTCCTCGCAATCGACGAACCGGACGGGCTCGACTCCGACGGGTTCGCCCGCCTCGCCGAAGTCCTCCGCGGCGAAGCCGACACCTTCGACCGCGTCTTCGTGATCTCCCACCACCCTGACCTCGCCGGCGCGTTCGACACGACGCTCGAGGTCGTGAAGGAAGACGGCCGATCGCGGGTGACCGCGTGACCTGGTGGGAATGGGCGCTCGTCGCGTTCGGGATCTGGCTCCTGGTCATAGCCGCCTGGTTCGTGTTCCTCGTGGTCTTCGCGGCGCGTCATCCGGGGTGGTTCGATTGAACGGCCTCGATCTCCTGGTGATCGTCTCGGTGGTTCTGATCGCCTGGGGTGGTTACCGGTTGTGGTGTTGGCAACAACAGGAGCAGGCCGAGTGGGAGCACCGCGAACGCGTCCGACGGGCCCGCGAGCTCGTGGACGCCTTCGATGGGTCGGACGGCTGGGTTGACGAATGGCAGGAGTTCGTCGACTCGCTGCCAATCTTGCTGCCGGTTCCGCCGCTCGACGAGGACGCCGCCTGAGATGCGCGAGTTCGCCGAGATCCTGCTCTTCCTCTGCGCCTGCGCCGTGGTAATCGTCGGCACCTGGGGTGCTATCGCCTATCTGATCTGGAGGTTTTCGTGAGCCTGAACTCGAAACTCCGCAAGGACACAACCGGCATCTGGTATCTCGACTGGACGAGGGATCCGGCAGCGGTCGCCTACGACATCATCACGCCGGCCGGGGTGCACGTGCAGGCCGGGAAACTCGCGACGTCGTCGAAGCTGGGGAGGCTGGCGGAGCCGTTTCCGCTGCCGAAGATCGCGTCGGCGGTTCCGGGCGTGTACGAGACTCCGCCGGACCCTTGGGCTCCGCCTGCGCCGACGCTTAGCGTGTCGCAGTCGATCACTGCCGGGCAGACGCTTAGCGTGCCTGTGCCGTGGACGGCGACGGCGAACTTGGCCGTGACGAAGGTCGAGTTCTTCATCGACGGCGTCCTCAAGTGGACCGAGACCCTCGCCCCATATGTGTTCAACGGCGACGGGAACACGTTCGACCCGGCGAGCCTGCCGAACGGCTCGTACACGCTCAAGGTGGTCGCGACCGACGCGGCCGGCGACACAGCGACCATCCAGGCGGCCGTCTCGGTGAATGCCACCGCGACACCGCCCCCTCCACCCCCTCCACCCCCTCCGCCGCCACCTCCGCCGCCCACCGGCACGGAAGGCCGCGTGCAGTTCTTCGAGTACGCCAACGGCGCGATGTGGAACTACGTCCACGGCGACGGCACGATCACACAGTGGGAGAAAGACCACTGGAATCTGCTCGAGGCATACCACCCGAGCTGGGACGCGTACACCGATGAGATCCCGTCGGTCGACTACATCGACCCGCAGGCGATCTACCACTCACCGTCGAACGACTACTCCGCGCCGCCCGCCATGCCGCAGTTCGTCCTCAAGGACACGGGCGGCCAGTACGTCACGTTCTACGGCCGGTCGGAGTTCCTCCCGGACATCGGTAACCCCGGCTGGTGGGACCTCGTCCTCGCGTGGGTGCAGACCGCGAAGGCCGCCGGGTTCGTCGGCGTCAAACTCGACGACATCAACCTCGGCGAGATCACGCTGGACGACAAGACCCGGCCGCCGATCAACCCGAGAACCGGTTTGGTCTACTCGATCGGGGAGTGGCGGCGCGACTTCGTCATCGGCCTCCGCCGCGTCCGAGATGCGTTCCCGAAGCCATTCATCATCATCCACAACTCGGTCTGGTGGCTGCACGACCTGACGATCCCCGACATCGCCGCCGCAGCGAAGCTCTGCGACATCTTCGAGCACGAACGCGGCTTCATCTCGAACGGATCGGTCACAGGCCTCCTCGCTTACGCCGACCAGCTCCACGCCTGGGGCGTGTCGAGCCTGTTCCTCGCGTCGAACGCTGCGTCGACGGCGCAGGCCGAGCTGAACCTCGCCGGGGCGCTCCTCTGCTCGAACGGGGCCGACTGGCACTACAACGAGTTCTGGGAGCCGGACGGCTGGTTCGCGAAGAACGACGCGGATCTCGGCGCGGCGAAAGGCCCGCGGTACGCGGTCGCAGGCGGGCAGCGGCGTGACTTCGCCAAGGGGTCGGCGGAGATCGTGAACGGCGTCGGCAAGGTGGTGGCGGCATGAGCGAAGAAGTCCTTCAGTACCAGACCGGCGTGGACGACGTCACTGTGTTCACGGACGACGAGGGCTGGGAGATCGAGGTCGTGACTGCCCTCCTCAGCGGTCAGAAGAAGATCACTTTCACGCCACCTCGGGAAGAGGGATCCTCCGTTACCGCCCTCAACCCGGAGCAGCCGTGAGCGGGTGGATTTCACCGTGGATGTACCTCACGCCTGACCTTTGGACTGGAGGCTGGGTCTGGACGCGGGTGCCGTGGGAGAACCGGTGAGCAGTCGCCTCGACCGGATCAGGGAACGGCTGCACCCGAGCTTACGCGCCCGACTGATCGACCACGCCTCTGCTGATCTCCGCGACCTCCTCGCCGTCGCAGAAGCCGCGAAGGAAGAACAGAGAACGCGCAACGCTAAGTACCCATGTACGGAACACGAAAGGGAGATGGGCTACCAGCCTTGCGCTGATGAGTGGGAACACCGGCATGACCATCAGCGTGCCGTCGATGCGTTGGATGCCGCCCTGGCCGTGCTCGACGGCGAGGGGCAGGCATGAGGTACGAGAGCACAGTCCAGGCTGGCCGCTGGTATTTCGGGTTCACGCTTAGGCGGTTCTCTGTGTTCCTCTCATGGAAGTGCGACCGAACGTTCCGTAACTACGGCCGCGACGTGCTCGCTCTGACCGACGGCGAGGGGCAGACCCGGACGGTCAGAGAACAAGGACGGAGAATGAGCGGCATCGACCCCGATGAGGCACGCCGTGCGATCCTCGGCCTCGCCGGCTCGGTGGTCGCCGCGGACGACCAAGTTCGCGCCATGACCGACGCCGAACTCGGCGCACTGCTCCTACGCGGGGGATGGACAACGATCGAAGTCCATGAGGCTGGCCTTCGCCTCTGCGCGCGTGTGGATGTGCGGGAGGAAACAGAAGCATGAGGATTGCCCGCGCGATCGACGCTTTCCTCGACTGGGGCCGAGTCGAGCGCGACTGGACCCCGCGCACCCTCGACTCGTACCGGCGAATCCTCGACGTCCTCGTTGCGGAGCTCGGCTCCGAGTACCCGATCGACAAGCTCAGCGGCCGTGCCGGCACCGACACCCTTCGGACGATCCTCGCGAAGCACTGGGGCAAGACCAGCGCTGGCACCCGCGCCAACCGAATCAGCGCCCTCCACTCGTTCTTCGCCTGGGCCGAGGAACACACGCTCGTCGGCGACGACCCCGCGCGCAGGCTGCGCCGACCGCCGAGACGGCGCGCCGACATCTACCGGCCGCCAGCGATCGATGTGGAGCTCTGCCTCCGTGCATGCACCGTGCATGAACACGCACCGTGGATCGTGATGGCTCGCCGCGGGTTCCGGGCGAGCACGGTCTGCGCGCTCCGCTGGTCAGACCTCGACCTTCAGAACGGCCTCGCCCGCGTCCAGGTCAAGGGCGGACACCGCGACTGGGTGCCGCTGGGCCCCCAGGCAACCCGCGAGCTCCGCGACGTGTACCGGCTGCTCGAGCCCGATCATGACGACCACGTTTTTACCGTCGAGGTCGAGTGGGAGCACGGCAGCCGCGGCCGCCGACGAATCCGCCGCGACCCGAAGCAACCAGCATCGACGAAATCGCTGTGGCTGATGGTGCGCCGTGTCTGTGGCCGCGCCGGCGTCACCCTGTTCGGCCCCCACGCCTTGCGGCATTCGTTCGCGACGTCGTTCCTCCGCACCGATCCGCTCCGATCCCAGCGTGACCTGCAGGGGCTAATGGGGCATTCGTCGATCGCGACGACCGAGCTGTACCTCGACGATCTCCGCCGGGACGAGCTCGAGGACGCTCTGCGCCGCGGCACAAGTGTTGCCGATGAAGACGACGAAGCCGAAGAGGACACCTCAGAGGGCCTCTATGCGGCTAGCGGCCCCGGGAGGAGTCGAACCTCCGGTCCAAGCGGCCCGACAGAAGAAGCCGGCGGGGATCGTGCAGATGACGACCCGCGACCACCTCTAACCGACCGAAAGCGAGGTCACAAATGAGCGCCGATCGCACGGCGTACATCGCCGTGGTCCAAGACGGCGAAGGCGTCTCCGACCAGGAGACCGAGCTGGTCACGATCGAGGGCGATGTCGGCCCTGGGTGCGTGATCGAGCTGACCGACGGGCGGCGGATCACGCTCGTCGAGCCGACCGCGAAGGAGGCTGCATGACCATTCTCGAGGAGCGCCTGCCCGCGCTCGATTCACTGACCCTCAACGCCGGCGCGCATGACTCGTGGGAGAAAGGTGCCTGCGTCATGGAAGCGGTCGCCTACGTCGCTGGGGAGCCGTGGTCGGATCATCCGAAGTGCGCGAGCCCCGTAATCACGTCGTTTCTGATCTCGTGGAACGACGCCCTGCCGGACGATCAGCGGCAGATGTTAAAGCCGTTCATCCCCAGGGTGGTCGGCACGAACACCGGCAAGGCAGACGACGAGAAGCGCGCATGGATGTGTACCGACTGGCTGGCTCGTGAGTGCGCGCCGGCGTTCCTACGTCTGGCCGGGCTGACCGACCAAGCGGAACTCCTGGAGGGGCTTGCCCCGCTCGTCGATGCGAAGTCGGCGAAGCAGGCTCAGCCGACGCTGAACGCGGCGAAGAAGGATGCGGCCGCCGCGCGGGACGCCGCGCGGGCCGCCGCGCGGGACGCCGCGCGGGCCGCCGCGTGGGCCGCCGCGCGGGACGCCGCGTGGGCCGCCGCGTGGGACGCCGCGTGGGCCGCCGCGCGGGACGCCGCGTGGGACGCCGCGCGGGACGCCGCGCGGGACGCCGCGCGGGCCGCCGCGCGGGACGCCGCGTGGGCCGCCGCGCGGGCCGCCGCGCGGGACGCCGCGCGGGACGCCGCAGGTAAGGGCGACGACTACCAGGCCCAGTACAAGGCCGCGTACGCGGCTGCGAAGCCGCTGATCGACACCAAGTTCCAGGTCACTTCGAAGGGGCTACAGGCGAGTGCGCTGCAGCTTCTGGATCGCCTGATCGCCGTCGGCCAAACCGACGAGGCCCAGCCAGCGACGAAAGGGACGGAGTCCTGAGACTCATGGCAACCACCCTCGCACTCACCGCCCTATTCATCCTCACCGTCGGCTTCACCCGCGGCCGAACCGACACCCGTGACTACGAACAGTCGTGGCGGTACTCGCACCAGGCCGCGAAGAAGTACCGGAAGCAACGCGACCATTTGCAGGTGCTGCTTACCGCGCGTGTCTTGCAGGCCCGCCAGCTCACCGGTGAGATCACCAAGCTGCGGCGCGCACTCAAAGCCGACCTCGCGCTACCCGGACCGTCCTCGCTCGAGCGGAGCTTCATGTGCATCCACCGCTTCGAAGGCTCATGGACCGACCCTGATGCCCCTTACTACGGCGGCCTGCAAATGGACCTTGAGTTCCAACGCACCTATGGGCCGGAGTACCTGCGCGCGTGGGGCACGGCCGATCACTGGCCGGTGTCAGTGCAGATCGCGGTCGCGATCAAGGCTTATCTCACCCGCGGGTTCAACCCATGGCCGAACACGGCGCGCGACTGCGGGCTCCTGTGATCGAGCAGCTCGACCTAACCGGCGGCGTCCATGTTGTCGGGCTCACCGGCAGGCAGCAGCACGCGCTCGAGACCGTGGAGCGGTTGGGTGGCGCGTCGATCGACGAAGTCGGCGCGGCCGTCCACGCGTTCACCGGCCGCCACCAGGCCGACTCCAGGTGCAAGTTCTGCAGCGACTCGGGCTCGGAGGTGCTGTACGCGCTTCGCCAGAAGAGCCTGGTGGAGCGCCGGCCGGGAGGCCGGTGGGTCAGTACGCGGGCGTTGGAGTCGGAGGACGGTGCGTCTGGGGCCGCCACGTCCTCCGTCTCGAGCGGGCCTGCGTTCCCTCTCCCCCGGGCCCGCTCCCAGGACCCGGCCACATCGCACGCCGCCGCCGCGTCGGTCACCGACCTGTCGGTGAAGCAGCAGGCCGTGATGGACACGTTCCGCGCCTGCGGCCCGATGACCGACGAGGAGCTCCTCGACAACTACCCCGCCCCGGACGTGCCGGTGCAGACGGATTCAGGGCTCAGGACCCGCCGGCACGAGCTGGTCGAGGCCGGGCTGATCGAGGACTCCGGGGAGACACGGCCGACGCGTACTGGCAGGGCCGCTGTCGTCTGGCAGGCCCGGGCCGACGGGATTCCGTTCTGATGGGTGCTCAGACCTATTGGGAGCAGCGCGGCGCGTCTCCGTCGCTCCTGTCGGGTCGGAACACCCACGGTTTCCGTGTCCGCACGTTCATGCGTGCCCGCCGAGGCGAGATGGGTCTGTCGCTCGCGGCTGCATCGGTGCGAGTGAGGATCGCGAAGGGCGAGCTGTCGATGATCGAGCGCGGCTACCTGCTACCCCGCGCCGCCCTCGTCGAGCGGATCGAGCAGGTGTACGGGCCGATCGAGACGCTGTACCCGGCCGGGGTGCTGCACGTCGTCGCCGGCGACATCCGCCGCTGCCCCGCATGCGGTGAAGAGCTCGACCCTGGCGCGTCGAAGCAACGCCGCTACCACGAAGGCTGCCGATGAGCCACGTCTGGCGCTCGCGATCGACTCTTCCCTTGTGGGACCCGCCCGCCGTGCCGTTCCTTCACGATTCCGCGTCGTTTACGCCCGCGGGCCGACGTCTCCTCGTCTCGATGGGCGTGATCGAAAAGGACCCGCTGCGCGTTGCCGCCGAGGAATGGCTCGCCGGCCATCGCGGCCCGATGACGGAAGCGGTGCGCGAGGTCCGGCGTACGCTCGGCCCACCAGTCCCGGAGCAATGGCTCGAAAGCGCCCGACAGATGCGAGGTGCCAAATGAACGTGCTCGGCCTGGACTACGACGCGAGCAACGTCCACCTGGTGCTCGTCGACGAGGACACCGGCGCGTACGTCGACCGGTGGAAAGCCGACCTGGCCTGCGGCCCCGGTGACGCTTTCAAACGCTCCCGCCGCGTCCGCGACCTCCTACCCGGCACCGGGCTGCTCGAGCAGTGGCAGGTGGTCGGCGCGGCGATCGAGCTGCCTTACTCCCGCTTCGCCGCTTCCCTCGTGCCACTCATGCGCGTCCAAGGCGCAATCATCGCGTCGCTCTCGCGGTCGCTCGAGTTGGTCGAGCTCCGACCGCAAACATGGAAGAAGCTGACCGTCGGCCAGTCGAACGCCGACAAGGACGCTATTGCCCGCTGGGCCGTTGAGCAGGGCTGCCCGCTCCGCCTCGACCAAGACAGCTACGACGCGTACTGCATCGGCCGCGCGTACCTCGCGATGCGGGAGGGGAAGGAGGTCGCCGCAGCCTAGATCCTGCACGTAGCCCCTCCCGGCCGAACCGACCGGCCGCAGGCACCCATCCACGAATGACCGAGAGGAGCCGAACCAGATGAGCAGCCCAACGCTCGCCGAAGCACCCCCGAAGGCCGACAGCGGCCTTTTCGACGCATCCAAGTTCGACAATCCAGAGCTCGCGATCCCGAAGGTCGACGGACAGTCGATCGACCGAATCTACATCGGGTTCGCCGGCGGGTTCTTCCTCGACCGGTCCGACCCGAACGACGTCTCCTTCTACAACCGGCTCGTCTTCCAGAAGGACGCCACCCTCCAGGTCGACGTCCGCTGCAACTCCGTCGGCGCGAAAGGCGTGACCGACCGGGACGGCGACCTTGACGTGATCGTCGGGAAGAAGGTCGCGAAGGTGCACTCCGCGAGGATCTCGACCTCGGACGGGCTGATCGCGGTCGGCACCCCCGGAGACGACCCCGGGGCGGATGACGAGGCCGAGTGATGGCCGACCAGCTTCGACAGGTGGCGGTCGCGACAGATGTGAATGGACCCGCGACCGAGATGTCGGCGCACGACATCACCTCCACCCATACCTGCAAGTTCCCGAACTGTACGCAGCCGGCAAAGTCGGATCGCGGTCCATTCTCGAAGTGCGACGAGCACCGCAACCAGCCGACCCCGATGCGGCCGCGTTCAACACAGCCGGCCGGGACGCTCGAGACGCAGCTCGCCGAGTGCCGAAAGAGCGCCCGCGAAGCCGACCGTCTCCGAGCCAAAGCCGAGAAGCTCACCCGGCAGGCGCTCCAGGCTAAACGCGAGGCCGAAGAGGCGACCGCACGGTTCCGGTCCCAGGTGCGCGGGATCATCGGAAAGGAGACGGCCCAATGAGGATCGTCTCCGCGTCCGAGCTCACCCGCGTCCGGCTGTGCATCACCCCGGGCTGCCCCAACGACGTCGTCAAGGGCGAGTTCTGCGAGACCTGCAAACTCGATCTCCCCGCACGCCGACGCCGGGGGATCTCGCAACGCGCAGAGATGCAACGCCAGGCGAAACTCGTCGACCGGATGAGGGCAGCCTCCCGCGAAGACGAACTCCGCAAACGGCGCAAGATCCACGAGCGGCGACAACAGAAGGTCATCGACCTCCGCGCGCGCACCGTCGCCCAACTCCGACGGATGAAAGACCAGGCGCACAAGGCCGGCGACCGCGACCTCGAGGACGCCCTCCGCCAAGCCATCGACGTGATCGCCAGCCGCCTCACGGGGAGGAAGATCGGATGAGGTACTACACCCGCCGCCGCGAGATCCGCAAACTCAGACCTGGCGAGAAGGTCGACTTCCGCCGCGGCAAGGGCTACTTCATCGTTCCCGCGCTGAAGCCGATCCCGAAACCAACGCCAACCCCGATTCCAGCCGTCTCGCCGTTCGCCGGCAAAGGACTCTTCACCACCTCGGACGCCGACAGCGCATCCGGCCACCCGTGCGACTGGATCGCCCTCCAGATGGACCCCGAAGGCGACGAGTCGCCGCTCATCGCGAACAACCCCGCCAGGCTCATGTACTGGCAGGCGCGGCCGACCGCGGACATCGTCGGAGTCGCGAACGCGAAGGGGATCCCGTACATCGCCCAGGCCGAATCGATGCCCGAGCTCGAGGTCGCGCTCTCCTGCCACCTCACCGTGCCGAAGGCGCTCGTCGGCAACCCCTCCGCCTGGACCCCGGCCGGGTTCGCCGAAGCCGAACGCCAAGGCTGGGACCTGATCCTCGAGTGGTACTGGAACGCCCAACCGACCTACACCCAGCCGAACGCCGGCGGCTACCAACGCTTCGTCAACGTCTGCTTCGGCATCTACGACGCCTCACACGAACAGGCCAACGGGACACGCGTCCCCCTCCGCGAGTACCGCAACGTCTGGCACGGCAGCTTCTCGTGCTGGTGCGCGGAGGCGATGACCGACGACGACTGGCAAGTGTTCGGAGCCGCATGAGCTACCACTCGCCACTCGACCACCTGACCATCGCGGTCGGGATCGACCAGCATCCGAAGGTCAAGCCCGGCTGGCCCGCGGTCGACCTGTACGCGCCCGGGCAAGCGGTCTATGCGATCGCCTCCGGGACGGTCGCGCACATCTATCCGGACGACTACGACGGCGGCATCGCCGGCGGATCGTGGTTCAAACTCAAGATCCCGCCGGCGGAGAAAGGACAGCCGCTGATCCAGGCGATCTACGCGCACGTTGTGACGCTCGACGGGCTCGATCGCAATGTCCGGGCAGGGCAGTTTCTCGGCCACGTGTCCGGCCAGTTCCTCCACCTGGCCTGCAACAGCCTCGACGAGCTCAATAAGGTGATCGACGCGTGAGCCGCACGCGCTGGGCATGGAACCTCTGGTGAGCGTGACGACATCGTTCCGCCGACCCGACCTCTTCGTCCCGCTCAGCGTCCGCGCGATCACCGGCCGCACCGGCACCGCCATCCTCAACCGCTTCGGCACCCCAGGAATCGCAGCCTGGATCGGCTACCTCACCGCCTGCAAACTCAACCGCCCCGAAGGCGAAATCGTCTACGCCAGCGAAGCCGAAGGATGGGCGCTCCTCGGCCTCCGCGGACACGAGCCCGACTTCACCCTCGAGGAGTTCTTCGCCTTCACGGGCAAACTCCGCAAGACGCGAAAGCAACGCTCGGGCAAGCTCACGTACGTCAAAAACCAAGCATGGGAACGCTGGACGAAGACACAAAAGCAAGAAGCCGAACGCCAACGAAAGGCCCGCACACGCGCACAAAACGAGCGGGACATTAAACGGACACAGGCGGGACACCCTGCGGGACACAAAGCGGACCTAGACTTAGAACTAGAACTAGAAGGACCCCCCCAGCCCCCCCTACGAGGGGGGGCCAATGGCTCACGCCCCCTAGGCATCAAAGAGCTCCGAAAGTTCACCGGCTGCCGAGCCACCCGCGGCTCACACGGAGCCGGCCACATCCAAGATGTCCTAGGCACCGACAAACCACCCCCCGACTGGCCCCACGCGAAACCGGGTCGCGCCGAAGTCGAAGCCGCACTCCAAAAACAGCACGCCGCGCTCCCGGGGGAGCCGGTGTGATTCCCGCCGACCATCGAAAAGAAAGGGAGCCCGCCCTGATGGCCTCTGAGAAGATCAAGCTCTCGGCGACGTACACGCGCACCGGCCACGTCGAGATCCGCGACCAGCACGGCCGCGAGTTCGACGCCATCTCCAGCGACTTCGTGAACACGATGAACGCGACGCTCTTGGGCGTGGCGATCGAACTCGACCACGGTCGCGGCTACGCCGTCGTCGAACTGCGGATCCCGCTCGAGGTGGAACGATGAGCGTCGCCGACGAGTTCGCGCACCCGGAGACGATGAAACTCCGCGGCTACATGCAGCGGCTCGAGCATGTCCACACCGCCCCGATGCTCGGCCGGTGCACCGCCTACGACGAGGAGCATGAGCGCTACCTAGTCGCGATGGTGATGGGCCAGTCGGTGCTCGCCCAGCAAGAGCAACTCGTCGACTACCAGCGGACGGTGCGCGGAAGCGAGGTCGTCCAGTGCAGGGTCTGTCACGGCCGCGGCAAGTCGTACACGACCCGCGACCCAGGGTCCGGCGAGGGCACCTGTTCGGCGTGTGGCGGCTCGGGGCTGGTGCGCGTATGATCAGCTACGCGATCGTCTGCGCTTGCGGTCGTCGCGTCGAGGCGGAGGGCGTCGCCTACCTCCCGTTTACCTACCTTCGCGAGGGCGACCACGATCCCGACGAGTGTTCACGGCAGATCGTCTACCAGGGCCGCATCGACGGCCGGCTGGAGATGGTCGACGTCACGATCGAGCACCTGATCGCTCGACGTACGCTCAACCCTGGGGGGCTCGCCGAGATCCACACCGTCCTGCTCGACCGAGCGAGGAGCCTGCGATGACAGCGACCTACGCGTTCCTCGGTCAAGACCCCGACGACCCGCGCGTCCGTCTAGCACTTGAAAAGGATCCGATCCTCTGCGGGAGTTGCGGCTCGAGGATGGAGCTAAAGCTCGGCGGAGAGACCGCACTTCAGTTCCGGTGCACTGAGTGTCCGGACTACTTCTACGCGGCGAGCCGCCACCTCATGGCGTGCGGTACTTACGGCGTGAGGGACGATGACACCGAGCGGGCGCTCGACATCCTGCTCGCCGCTGGCTCAGGCTGGAGGTCAGTGCGATGAGAACCGTGTGGTATCTGATCGTCGGGGCGAAGGCCGGCATCGTGCTCCGCTGGCGAGCGAAGCGCTCGGGGCGCACGTTCCAGGAGCAGCTCGACCACGAGACCGCCGAGGCGCAGCGCCGGGCGAAGGAGGCGATCCATTGACTGACCGGGCCCGCCTCGTCTACGCGCTCCTCCGCACCCTCCTCGCCTGGACCCCCGCACCACGCCTCCGCTCCGGCCTCGACCAGATCCCGAGAGGGTTCGTCCGCACGAAGCGGTTCGTCTCCTGCCCCGACTGCCTCGCCAACGACCGAACCCTTCCCGGCTGCGAAACCTGCCGCGGCCGAGGCGAGATCCCCGACGACGGAGCCGACCCGTACGAGACGAAGGAGTTCAAGCGCTTCGGCGGGATCGCCCAAGAACGAGCCGACGACCAAGCACGGCAGCTCGACCACGAGCTTCGCCGGCTCGAGTACCAACTCCACCGGCCCGACCGTCGCGAAGACGAACTCGTCTCAGACACGCTCACGAACGCCGTCGAGCTCCGCGACCGCATGTACCGGCAGGGCTCCTACCGCGCGCTCGAGCAGGCGTTGCACCGGCTCCGGGACGTGCACCCGCTCGCGTACCAGCTCGCGATGACGGTCGCCTACCACCCGCTCGGCGAACCGCCGATCGACCCGCTACGGCCGGCGGCGATCGTCGTCTGCGAACTCCTCGGCGTGTGGATCGATGGACCGATCCGCGTCCCCGACTTCGTCACCGTCTCGACCGAGCAGGAGGTCGAACGGCTGGCACGGGAGGGCAAGGGCGCGCTGTGGCGTGGCCGCGGCGATTGGCACAACCTGAAGCGGGGCGAGCGGGACGCGCTGATCGTCGCGATGCACTCCGACGGGAAGTCGCCGACCGAGATCGGGCTCAGGTTCAACGTGACCAGGCGGCGGGTGCAGCAGATCGTCGCGGACAAGCTCGACGCTGGAGTCGCCTCGGGGCCGGCGGCATAGCGTCTAAATACTTGACACGGCCGTGCGCGTCAACTATAGTGACAGCTATGGAAAGTGAAAGCGCACTACGGGGCGGAGCGTGTTGCCCGTCGGACGGGACCTCGCCTGATACGCGCGGACAGTCTACACCGGCTGTGAGGTTCGACTCCTCCACGCTCCGCGCTTCCACCCGCGAAAGGAGCACATGACCGACCCCCTCGAAGCCGTGCGCACCGCGGCCGCGAACGCGGCCTCCTCCCGCAGCAGCCTCGACCAGGCGATCGCCGAAGCGCACAAGGCAGGACACTCGCTCCGCGCGATCGCCGAGGCCGCCGGCCTCTCCCACGAACAGATCCGCAAGATCGTCACGAAAGGAGCCTCACAATGAAGCGCGCACTCATCATCGTCACAGTCCTCGCGGCGCTTGCACTCCCCGTCGCCGCCGGGTCAAGCATGACCAAGTCGAAGGTCAGCGGGAACGTAACCTGGTACGGAGAGTCGGCCGAGCCCGGCTCGGGGATCGTGCTCGTGTTCACCGTCGTCGTGGACGGCATCGGCTACCCGTCCATGAACGTGCGGCCCGACAGCCACGGCCGCTACCGCGTGAAGCTGCCCGCCGGCGAGCATCACGTCTCGGTGTCCCCGGCGACCGGCGGCACGGTGCTCGGCGTCACCCCGGCCGACATCGAGACCGTCGCTGGCAGTCAGACGGTCGACTTCACGCTCGCACCGAAGTAACATCCCCAGCGCGTCGGGTTCGGCGTCGAGGTCGAGCCTGGTCGTGAACCTCATCGGAGCCGCCCACCAAATCGGGCGGCTCCCCCTCTTTTGCAGGGAAGTTTGACGGCGTCCGCCCCGGACGCTACCTTCGTCGCATCGGCTCTTCGCGCCCGCGGGCGCGAAATGACCGTCTCTCCTCAAGACTCCGCGACCCCGAACACGAGCGGGAGGTGCGGGATGGCCCCCCCGTCGAAGTTCACGAAGCCTTACCGGGACAAGCTCTTCAAGAACCTTCGGCTAGGGATGCCGCTCGAGCCCGCCTGCGCCGGCGCGGGGATCGGTGTGCGGACGATGACTGACTGGCGGGCCGCTGGCGTGGCCGCGGTCGAGAAACGCCTCAATGGCGACAAGCTCACCGTCCGCGAGCAGGCGCTCGCTAGGTTCGGCGAGGACCTCGCAGACGCGGTCGCGTACGGCCACTACACGCTGTTCATGTGGTGGCACGACGAGGCGAAGAAGCCGCCGATGAAAGGCAACTGGCAGGCCGCGGAGCGGATGCTCGAGCGGCGCTTCCGCGACGACTACCGGATCCAGGATCGCGGTGCGAGAGTCGCCGGCAAGGTCGAGGCGGGTGACGTGAAAATCACGTTCTCGTTCGAGCCCGACCAGACGCTCGTCGAGGAGTTGCGCGAGAAGTGAGCGTGCACTGGTTCAGACCGAACCAGCCGAAACAGCTCGCGTTCGTGTCGTGCTGGGAGGCCGAGTCCTGCTACGCCGGCGGTGTCGGCTCCGGGAAGACACTCTCCGGCGGGTTCAAGGCGTTACTCGCGTCGCTCGATCACCCGGGCACCGTCGGGCTGGTCGGTCGCCAGTCGTACAGGGCGCTCGAGGACACGACGAAGAAGGTTCTGCTCGACGGAGACGACAAGCCGCCCGTGATCCCACCCGAGGCGATCGCGGATCGCTCCGAGGGCGACAACAAGGTCACGTTGCATAACGGCAGCGAGATCCTCTTCCGGTCGTTCCAGGACTTCAACATCGAAAAGCTCCTCTCGCTGAACCTGGGCTGGTTCTACGTCGACGAGGCGACGGAGACGACCGAGCGGATCTGGCTCACGCTGCTCGGCCGGTTGCGCCATCCGGCGGGCCCGCGGTGCGGCTGGGCGACGACGAACCCGAACGGTCACGACTGGCTGTGGCGGCGCTTCCACCCTGACGGCGGCCAGGCCGAGGGTGCGCTGTTCGTGTCTCGCACCGAGGACAACCCCGATCTTGCCCCCGACTATGTGCGGCGGCTGCGGACGATGCCGAAGGAGTGGCAGAAGCGGTTCGTCGACGCAAGCTTTGACACGGCGGCCGGGCAGATCTGGGACGAGTGGGACCGCTCCGTCCACGTCGTTCCATGGTTCGAGATCCCGTACAACTGGAACCGAGTCGAATCACTCGACCACGGCCGGCGGAACCCGACCGCCTACCTTCAGGCTGCGACCGACTACGACGGCAACCTGATCGTCACCGACGGCTACTACGAGCCCGGGCTGGTCGCGCAACACGCAGCGGCGATCCTGATGCTCCGCGGCAACCGAGACATCTTCTCGACCATCGTCGCCGACCCGTCGTGTTTCGTTCAAGGGCCGAACGGCCGCGCCGTCGCACAGATGTACGCCGAGCACGACCTTCACCTCAAGGCAGGCTCGAACAGCGTCGAGCCGGGTTTGCTCCGAGTGTCGGAGTGGCTCACCCGCCGCGAGGGCGAGCCCTTCCCCGAGTGGCATCCGTACGCCGGGACGCTCGGCCCCGACCGCAAGGGCGCGCCGCGTCTGTACGTCGCTGACATCCCCGGAACGGCTGACCTTCGCCGCGAGATTCCCGACTACCGCTGGCGCGACCTGTCACCGTCACAGGAGCGCGACAAGGATCAGCCGGAGGAGCCACGGAAGAAGGACGACCACGCTTGCGATGCGCTTCGATACATGGTGATGTCGAAGCCGCGTCCGACACGCGACGCTGCGGAGCTCGGCGACCCCGATCGCGGCGCGCGCGACCGCGACTACAGCGCCGGCGTCATCGACAAGGTCTTCTGAGCGGACCGAGGAGGTATCTCGAGTGAAGATCGGCCCGCTCCATATCGGCCGCCACGCCGCCGACCCGACCCCTGCGCCGACCAGCGAGAAGGGCGCGTCGGGCACCGTCAACATGGGCGGCTACCTCGTCCAGGATGAATACAACCCCGACCTCCGCTGGCCCGGCTCCCTCCACGTGTACGACCGGATGCGCCGCTCCGACGGCACCGTCCGCGAAGCGCTCGGCCACATCTTCGCGCCGATCCTGAACGCCACCTGGGACATCGACCCCGCCTCTGACGACCCGCAGGATCTCGAGGTCGCCGAGTTCGTCCGGCGTGCCTACTTCGACTGGCCGCACGACCCGTTCGACCAGACCCTGCGTCAGACGTTGGGCCATCTGACGTTCGGCTTCCAGGTGTTCGAGACGGTCGAGCAGATCGTCGAGGCCGAGCTCGAGTGGACAGATCCGAACACCGACCAGCCGGTCGTCGCCCCGTCACGGCAGTTCTTGACCTGGCGCAGGTGGGCGTACCGGCGGCCGGACACGATCTGGAAGTGGAACATGGCCGACGGCGAGCTCGAGTCGATTCTGCAACGCGTCTGGAAAGACGACGGCTTCTACGAGATCACGATCCCCGCCGAGCAGCTCGTCGTGTTCGTGAACGAGAAAGAAGGCGACGACTTCCTCGGACTCTCGCTGCTCCGTACGTCGTACAAAGCCTGGTGGTTGAAGGAGATCACCGAGAAGGTGATGGGCGTCGCGATGGAGCGCCACGGCACCGGCATCCTGACCGCCTACGTTCCCGAGGACGCCCGGAACGACGACGCGGTGATGGACCGGATCGAGGCGATGTTGAAGGGGATGCGCGCCGGCGAGTTCCCCTACGCGGTCTTCCCCGGACCGAAGGGTCCCGCGCCGACCGGCGGCACGGGTGGCAACGGCGGCTTCTGGTTCGAGATCGTCACTCCGAACGGTGCGCTTCCCGATTTCACGGCGACGCTCGAGTATCTCCGCGGCGAGATCAAGGGGTCGGTGCTCGCCCGGTTCGCCGAGCTCGGCCATGCCGCGACCGGCGCGCGCGCAACCGCGGACGTGCAATCGCAGGTCTGGTACGACGCCCTGCATTCCGTCGCCCGGTACATCGCCGCCGTTCACCGGGGGCCGATTCGCCGGCTCGTCGACAAGAACTACACCGTCGAGCGGTACCCGTCGCTGATCGCCCGCGACATCGAGGCGCGGTCGCTCGTCGACTTCGCCGCCGCCGTGTCGCAACTGACGTCGTCCGGGGCGATCACACCGGACAAGTCGCTCCGCGAAGCCGTACGCGCGGCCGCGGACCTTCCGGACGAAGACGAGCAGGAGCAGACCGACCCGAACGAAACGACCCCGCCGCCTCCGCCGGCTCCGGTCGAGGAGGATCCGACCGCTCCACCGACAGGAGGCGCGTGATGACGAAGACCGACCCGAAGAAGCGGCCGCGCTCGGCGGTCACCGGCAGGTTCGTGTCGTGGTGGTACGCGATCCGGCACCCGCGGACGTCGGTGCTCGAGCGCCGCAACAAGTAAGCCCCGTGCCGGTCATCGACGGGGTCTTCGTTCCCCGCTCGCCCCTTACGCTTGCCGAGCGGCAGGCGGACTTCGCAGCGATCGACGCGCACGTCCTTGAGCGTCGCGTCAGGGTCGAAGAGGCCGTTCTCCCGCTGATCCGCCGCCTCGGCGTCCTCGCGAACACCGGCTGGGGGCTTCTCCCGCTTCCGGTTCTCGACGCGATCGAGGAGCGGCTCCGGATGGCGCTCGACCGCACCGCAACGTTCGGCTACCGGCAAGCGCAAAGCGAGATCCGCAGCCTCCGTCGGGCGAAGCGACTGTCGGTGCGAAGCTACGCGATCCCAGACGCAGGCGAGTACGCCCGCCTAGCCGCCGGCGGCATCGAGTCGATCCGAGTCCTGATCCGCCGCCGAAGCCGCGAGGTCGCGTACGCCGTCAACCAGGCCGTCGTCGACGCCGCCGGCACTCCGGGGTTGGATCCGACCACTCGGACTCTGGCGATCGCCAACGCCGGCCGCCGCGCTCTTCACAACAACGTGCTCGAGCTCGTCGGCGAGACGTTGAACATGGGCCGCACCGCCGGCGCGATGGCGATCCCGACACCGCCGGAGTTCGCGATGCGCTCCGAACAGCTCGACAAGGCAACGTGTCCGGAGTGCGAGCGCCTACAAGGCGAGATCACGCAGATCGGGTCGAGCGACTACTTCGCGCTGCTCCCGCCGTCCGGCTGTCTCGGCGGCGGTCGCTGCCGCGGCGTGATGGTCTTCGGCGACGGCCCCGTCGACTTCCGCGTGCCGATAGCCGAAGCCGCATAGCCACTGCTCTAGAGCTGACGCAATCCGAAGGAGGACGTTGACGATGCCGAAAAAGTCTGCGCCGAAAGTCAAGATCGAGACGGTCACGGACGAGGATGCGCTCCTCGCCGCCGGCCTGGTCGGGGCCGGCTATCGCGCCTCGGCCGCTGACGGCTGGGAGGGCGCGATCCGCTCAACCGAGGAGCGCGCCCTCCGGGAGGCGGAGGCATATCTGGCGGAGGAGTACCCAGACGATCCGCCTGCCACCGAGGACGAGCCCGCCGCCGAGGAGTCCGAGCCGCTCGTCGACAACTCCGAGTCGGAGGCGGTCGCCGCCAAAGCCGCCGAGGACGCAGCCGCGAAAGAGGCGGCCGCGAAAGCCTCGACGAAGACCAGCGGGAAGGGGTCCTCCTGATGGCCGACCAAACCATGCGCGGCTTCATCCAGCTCGCCCTCGACCAGATCGCCGAGGACGGCAAGCAATGGATCGAGGTCGTCCCGCTCGCCGACAAGACGAGGAACGGCCCGTATTACTTCACGATCACAGCCGACGACCTCGAGACCTACGCGCAGTTCGTCCGCGACAACCCCGACCGGATCCCGATCGACTACGACCACATGGGCGACAAGCAGGAGAGCTCCGTCGCCGCCGGCTGGTTCACCGGCCTGGCCGAGGTCGCCGATCGCGACGGGATCAAGGTCCTCCGGGCAGAGGTCGAGTGGACACCGCAGGCTCAGGAGGAGATCCGGTCGAAGCGCTACCGGTTCATCTCCGCGGTCACGTCGTTCCTGAAGAAGGACGCCAAGAGCGGCCTGATGACCGGCGCGAAGAGCCTCCTCGCGGCGACGCTGACGAACCGGCCGTTCTTCAAGGAGCTCTCGGCGGTCGCCGAGGACCTGGTCGAGTCGGCCGACCTCGACGCGCTCGCGGACGAGTACGGCGACGTCGTCGCCGCGCTCGCCGTCGCCGGCCTCGCATACGGCGACGAGACGGCCCGTGAGCACGCCAACAAGCTGATCGCCGCGGTCTGGACGACCGCGTTCGTCAACGACCTCCCCGACTCCAGCTTCCTCCACATCGAAGCGGGAGGCTCAAAGGACGGGGACGGCAAGACAACGCCGCGGTCGCTGCGCCACTTCCCCGTCAAGGACGGCTCCGGAAAGATCGACCTGCCGCACGTGCGGAACGCATTGGCGCGGATCCCGCAGTCGAACCTGCCCGCCGCGGCGAAGGAATCCGCCTCGGCGAAAGCTCAGTCCATGTTGAAGAACGCGGGCGGCACTAGCCAGTCCGCCGACACCGAAGGAGACGAACAGATGACCGACTACCTCAAGGCCCTCGGTATCGCGGACGACGCGCCCGACGCCGAGAAGTTCAGCGCCGCCCTCAACAAGCTGTCCGACGAGAAGCTCGACCTCCAGGCTAAGCTCGCCGAGGCCGAGTCAAAGTTGGGCGAGATCGACAAGCAGAACGAGCGGATCGCCGAGCTCGAGAAGAAGGACCGCGACCGCGACGTCGAGGTGCTCCTCGCCAGCGCCGTCGACAAGGGCAAGGTGCTCCCGCGCGAGAAGGAGACCCTCTCCGAGCTGTTCTCCGACAACGTCGCCGGCCTGAAGACGCTGCTCGCGCAGCGGCCCGAAGGGTTCGCCGTCCGCACCCGCGAGACCGGCTCCGGCGGCAAGGGCCCGACGTTCGAGGATCCCGACACCGCCGCCCTCGGCGAGGAGATGGGCATCGACCCGTCCGGCGACCAGATCGACGACGAGTCGGCCCGGCTGCATCTCCGCGCGATGGCGATCCTGAAGGAGCGCGGCAAGGAGCACGGATTCACCGACGACGACTACCGGCAGGCCCTCTACCAGGCGCAGAGAGTGGGCGTCGCCGCTTAGGGCGGCGCAGCCTCTTCTGCCTGACCCGAAGGAGTAACGATGGCTTTCGAGCGTTCAGTTCGGTCCAAGACCTACCTTGCCGCGTCCGCGGTCTCGGCGATGCAGCCGGTCGCGATGCTCGGCGCGGTGACCGCCGGTTCGGCACGTGACGAGGCAGTCCAGGCGGCACCGTCGTACAACATCTTCCCGCTCGGCGTTGCCCGCGCGTCCGCCCTCGCCGGCGGAGTCGTGACGGTCGACCTCGACGGCTGGGTGAAGTGCATCGCCGCGGCGTCGCTCGGTGCCGGCGCGCCTGTCGCCGTCGGCTCGACCAACGGCGTCATCATCCCGGTCGCGGTCACCGCCGCCGGGCCGACCGCGCCGCCGCGGTTCATCCTCGGTTTCGCCGAGGACAACGCCGCCGCCGCGGACGTCACGACCGTGCGTCTCGCTCCGCAGTTCCTCGTCTGATCCCGTAGCCGCGAAGTTGGGGCGTGGTCAGGGGACTCCTCTTCTGGAGCCGCCTCACCTCGCGGGCCGGGCCTCCCTCATCTGAAAGGAACTAACCATGCCGAATCCGACGTCGGTCGGGGTCGTTCATGTCAACGCTCCCCTGACCAACCTCGCACGCCTCTACCGTCCCCTCGACGACGGCTTCATCGCCGAGGAGATCTGCCCGAGGCTGCCGGTCATCCACGAGACCGACCTGTTCTACACGTGGACGCAGGGCGACTTCTTCGGCACCGAGGTCTCCGACCTCACGGCCGACCGGACGGAGCCCCGCGAGATCGACTTCAACGCGGCCACCTCGAGCTACGCGGCGGCCCGCCGCGAGCTCGCCTGGACGATCTCCGACCGGGAGCGCAAGAACGCCGACAACCAGCTTCGCCTCCAGGAGGTCAAGCAGGTCGGCGTCCTCGGACGGTTGCAGCTTCTCCGCGAGGTGCGGATCGCAGCGATCCTCTCCGAGGCCGGTACGACCACGACGGTCGGTCAGGAGTCGTTCGTCGGGCAGATCCAGTCCGGCAACACCGCCGCGAAGACCGCCTTCTGGGACGGCGCGGCGACGTCGTTCCAGAGCATCATCACCGACATCGTCAAGGGCATCACGAAGATGCGGCAGTTGATCGGCGTCCGCCCGAACGTGATCGTGATCCCGGCCGCCGTCGCGGAGGGGCTGAACAAGTCGCTCTTCTACACCTCGACGTCTGGCCCGTCGATCTTCTACTCGGGCCGCCCCGAAGAGGTGCCGGTCTACAGCCAGTACCCGCTCCTCCCCGGCACGCTGATGGGGATGCGCGTCCTGGTGCCCGGCAACATCAAGAACACCGCGAAGGAGGGCCAGACGGCCTCCTACTCGGACATTTGGGGCGAGCAGGTTCTGCTCGCCTACGTCACGCAGGGCCCGGCGATGGAGATCCCGAGCCTCGCCTACACGTTCACGGCCGAGCCGCGGACGACCCGCACATCCCGCGACGACATCCGCCGCCTCGACTGGTACGCGGTCGGGGAAACGATCGACGAGCGGGTCGTCGCACCGGCGGCCGGCTACACGATCACCGACTGCCTCACCTAAGACCGATGGCTCGGATCAACAAGAGCTACTCGGTCTTCGACGCGCGGGGGAAGCGGCTGGTCGGGAACGTCGATCGTGACGTTGCGGTGCGCGTGAAGGAGGAGGCGAAAGCCTCCGGGATGCGTGACGTGACGATGATCCGACGCGGCCAGGAGGGCAAGGAGCCCGGCCCTCGCAGCTTCGACCCGTAGCCGCCTGCTCGCCTGCAAGGACGGGGGCACCCACTCCACCCCCGTCCTTGCCTCCCGGCGGCTCGAGAGCTGCGGCCCCTCGTAGGTTGGGGCTCCTTCCTCGTGGGGTCGCAGCCGTCGAGCTGTCACATCTACCCGAAGGAGCCCACGCGTGCCCAAGATCGCTGCCTGCCTGATCGTCCGCAACTCCGAGGAGACCATCGAAGCGTGCCTCGCCTCGATCCGTCTCTTCGTCGACGGAATCTTCATCTACGACACCGGCTCAACCGACCGCACCCTCGAACTGGTCGAGAAGATGAACCACGCGACCGGCCAACTGATCGCGAAAACCACCGGTGTGCCGATCGACGGGAAACTGTGGAAAGGGCCGATCCCAACCGCGGAAGAGCAGGCCGACCGCGAAGACACTTTCGTCGCCCCGCTCGCGCCCATCGTCGTCGAGCGGGGCGAGTGGCGCGACGACTTCTCCTGGGCGCGCGAGCAGTCGTTCGCGATGCCCGACGAGTCGTTCGACTGGCTCCTCTGGCTCGACGACGACGACCTGATCGAGGGCGCACCGCTCCTCCGCCAACTCGCCGCCTCCGCACCACCCGAACTCCACGGGTGGGTGATGTTCTACGACTACGCCCGCGACGAGCTCGGAAACTGCGTCTGCCAACTGTGGCGAGAACGGCTGATCCGCCGCTCCGCCGGACTCCGGTGGAAGCTGCCCGTCCACGAGGTTCTCCTCCCGCCGGACGGCGTTGCCCCGGTTTTTCTACAGGTGCCGCCCGACCAGGTGCGCTACGTGCACAACCGGCCGGCAAGCCGCGCGCTCGAGCAGCCGGACCGCAACCTCAAGATCCTGTTCGCGCTGAAGGAGCGGGCCGAGGCCGACGGCGAGCCGGTCGAACCACGCACTCTCGCCTACCTCGGAACGGAACTGATCGTCCGAGGCCAGATCGGCGAGGCGGTCGAGTTCCTCCAGGCGTACCTCGCTCGGGACGACGCCCGCTGGTCGGACGAGCGTGCGCAGGTCCATCACAAACTCGCATCGTGCCTCCGCGTCCTCGGCAACCCGACCGCGGCGGTCGAGGCGGAGATGCGCGCGATCCGCGAGCGGGACGACTGGGCCGAGAACATGATCGGCCTCGCCGCGGCGTTCGCGCAGCTCGGCGAGTGGGCGCGGTGCGAACGGTGGGCGAAGGCCGGCCTCGCCGCCGGGATGCCGGTGTCGCCGCTAATCCTCAACCCGCTCGAGCACACGCTCCTCCCGCTCGTCCTGATCGCCGACGCGTGCGTCAACCAGGAGCGATTCGACGACGCCCGCGAGGCGATCCGCCAGGCGGCAGCGATCACGCCGACTCCGGAGATCCACGCGAAGGTGCTCGATGTTGAGCGGAGGGCGCAGGACGCCGAGCTCGTCGGCGCGCTCCTCCTGCTCCGCGAGACTCTTGTCCGTCACGACGAGAACCTCAAGGCGTGGGGGCTCTTGCAGAACGTGCCGTACACGGTTGCCGACCACCCGCGAATCGTCGAGGCGCGGATCGCCCAGCGCGAGATGGTCAAGCACGCGCTGAAGCCGCAGGAGTACCTGCGCTGGTACCGCGACGAGCCGAAAGAATCCACGGTCCCGGACGAAGCAGTCGAGACGATCGACGAATACATCGACCGGGCCGGCTACATGCTGGAGGGACTGCGCGAGCAGGAGGCCGCACTCGGCCGCAAACCCGTCGCCCTCGACCTCGGCTGCAACGACTTCTGGCTGTCGTGCTTCCTCTGGAAGAAAGCCGGGATCCGCTGCGACGGTGTCGAGTTGAACCGGGCCTCGTACGAGAAGGGCAAGGGCCGGAAGATGCGGTTCGGCGCGCCCGGGCAGATCAAGCACGGCGACCTCCACGACGCCGCGAGGCTGATGAAACGCTCCTACGACGCGGTCTCGCTCTTCGAGGTGCTCGAGCACGTCCCTGATGTCGGCGAGACCCTCGACCTGCTTGAGTCTCTCGTCAAGCCAGGTGGCCGCGTCTACCTGACCACTCCGAACGGCGCATACGAACGCGGCGGAATCAGCGGGTGGGCGAAGATCGAGCGCAAGGGGCATCTGCGGGCGATCACGGCGATGGAGCTCGGAGAGATGCTCCTCGCACGCGGCGACGTAAAGGACTTCCGCATCCACCACGCCGACGATCGGCTGACGTTCGCGTCGTACGAACCGAAGGCGAAAAAGGGGACGGTGACGTTCTTCGCCGGCGCGTCGTGGGAGCCGTGGTCGCCGGCGTCGATCAAGCAGGGCGGCATCGGCGGATCCGAGACCGCGCTCGTCCAGGTCGCGACCCGCCTCGCGATCAACGGGCACACGGTCAAGGTCTTCTCCGGTTCCGAACCGGGCCTCTTCGGAGGCGTTCTCTACCGTCCCGCGCAAGCGTTCGACCCGGCCGAAGAGGTCGACCTTCTCGTCTCGTCGCGGCTACCCGCGGTTGCGGATCTCCCGGTCGGGGCGAAGCGGCTCGCGCTCTGGTGCCACGACCATTCGTACCCGGGGATCTTGACCGAGGAGCGCGCCGCGAAGTTCGACGACATCGTCGTCCTTTCCGAATGGGAACGTGACCGGTTCGCACGCCTCTACCCGTTCCTCAAGAGCAAGCTTCGGATCATCCGGAACGGGATTGCCGTCCGTGATCTCGACGGGTCCTCACGTTACCCGGACGCGCGACGGTCGTTCGCGGAACGGAAGCCGCGCGCAATCTACTCGTCGTCGGCTGACCGCGGCCTCGACGTTCTCCTCGAGGTGTGGCCGGCGATTCGCGAGCGGGCCCCCGAGGCCGAGCTGCACGTCTTCTACGGCTGGGACACCTTCGATCGAGTCGCACGGACGAACCCGGATCTCTGGGCGCTCAAGAACCGGATCCTCCAGCTTGCCGAGGAGGCGGGCGGCGAGGATGGCGGCGTGTTCTTCCGCGGTCGTGTCGGCCAGGTCGAGCTCGCAGAGGAGATGCAGCACGCCCGCGTCCTCGCCTACCCGACCGCGTTCCTCGAGACGTCGTGCATCACGGCGATGGAGGCACGGGCGGCCGGGCTGCCGATCGTGACGTCGCAACTCGCAGCGCTCCCCGAGTCCGCGGCCGGGCAGATCTTGATCCCGTGGGGCAAGGATGAGGACGAGCCGTGGAACCGGGAGGAGGGGTACAAGCGGGCTTTCGTCGACATCGTCGTCGAGCGTCTCACGTATGAGGACACGTTCGAGGTGTGGCAGGACGTCGCCCTCGAAGGCTCGGACGGGTTCGACTGGTCGGAGCGGATCCCCGAGTGGGAGAAGCTGCTCGAGCCGCCCGCGCGCAAGGCGGTGAACCGCAAGCGGGAGAAGGTGAGCGCCTGATGCCCTACCTGGCCGCAACCGAGCTGACGGTCATCCTTCCGCAGGGCGCGTCCGTAGGCGCGACGACGATACCGCTGAACTACGGCGAGGTCGCCACGATCATTGCTCAGTTCTCCGCCGAGGTCGACGGCTACCTCTCCGCCGCCGGCTACTCGATCCCGATCTCCATCACGGCGACGCAGGCGTACGCGCAGGTGCAGGGGATCGTGACGGCCGGGGCCGCCGCACGCGTCCTCGACATCCTCATGCCGAACGCCGGCGGCGGAACGACCACCCTCGCGAGCGAGTATCGGGACGCTTACGAGAAGGCGCTGAAGGCGATCGCCGACCGGAAAATGTCGCTCCCCGGGGCCGGCCAGGACACCGGAGAGACCGGACGCGCACTCCCTCGATCGTTCAGCACGAGCGAGCCGACCGCCGACGCCGCCGCCGAAGCCGCGTCGCCGCTCGTCACGATGCTGTGGGAGCCGTGAGACGCGATGGTCGCCGTCGCGACATCGCTGCCGCAGGCGGTCGGTGACGAGCGCTGGATCTGTAAGCACTGCGCGTACACCGCGCTCGCGAGCCCGGGCGGCGAGTTCCACGAGAAGAAGTGCCCTGACTGTGGCGGCAAGGACTGGCACTACACAGTTGCGCCGGAGCCTCGCGTCTGATGCCCGTCTCCGCCGGCGGGGCTGGCGTCCAGATCAAGGTCGAGCCGCCGATCGAGTTCATCCTCAAGCAGACCGGCGCGTTCCGCCGCGCCCTGTTCGACTTCTCCTCCCTGTGGGAGCGGTTCAAACCGATCATGGGCGAGATCGAGGCGGAGCAGTTCGCAAGCAGTGGTCGGGGAGCGTGGCCGCCGCTCGCCGAGTCGACCGTCGCGCGCAAGGGGCACGGCGAGATCCTCGTCGACACCGGAGCGCTGAAGGCTTCGCTCCTCGACCCGAACGAGGCGATGCACATCGCCGGGATGTCCGCCTGGTACGGCACCGAGGTCGAGTACGCGCACTGGCATCAGACGGGCGGCACCATCGCTGGGCGGCCGCCGCAGCGCCAGGTGATCCCCGACCCGCTTCCCGTGGACGTGCGTCGCCGGTTAGAGACAGTGCAGGTGGCGTGGATAAATGAGATCGCCGCTCGCACGGTCGGGAGGATTTAGCGATGGGGTCGTTGCAGCTTGAGGAGTACGTCGTCAACGCCGCAGTCGCGAAGCTTCAGAATGGCCTCGCCGCGCGGGTGACCGCGATCAACGCCGAGTTCGCCGACGACGCTCCGATCGACGGCGGCAACGTCCGCATCCTCAAGTTCGGAGCGACGCTCGAATCTCCGGGGCCGCTTCTGATTGTCACCGACGGCGGCACACCGCAAGGCGGCAGCTTCCACGAGGAAGGCCCGCACTCGCTCGTGTTCGAGTTCGACCTCGTCGTGCTCGTCAAGGACGACGACTTCGACCGGGACCGCCTCGGCCGGAAGCTACTCCGATGGCAACGAGCCGTCATCGAAGCCCTCTGGGACGACGACCCGAAAGAACAACTCGTCGTCACTGTCGGCGGCTTCACGAACCAGCCGTGGATCACCCCGACACAACGGGTGCCCGGCCCGATCTTCAACGCTCAGTCCAGCGATTCGCTTCTCTCGTCGTTCCGCATCGTCGTCTTCCAAGTAACCAAGCGCGAACTCTAAGCCCGTCAGCGCGCCCGAAACTCGGAGGTTTCCCACATGGCTTATTCCAGCGCCGACCCGAACTCTTTTCTCGCTGTCGGGATGCAGTCGGGTCTCGGCACCCCGCAGACCACTCTCGCCAAGCTCCGCTACCTCAAGTACCTGAGCGGCACCGGCTACCAGGCGCAGCTCGAGGTCGTCAACCTCCGCGAGGGCGGCGACGGCCTCGACTACGGCTTCTCGTACAAGAAGTCGCAGAAGGTCGCCGGGCAGATCGTCGTCAACGCCCGCCCCGAATCGATCGGGCAGCTCCTCCAACTCCTACCCGGAGGTGCGACCTGGTCGGGTGCGTCCGCGCCGGCGGTGCACACCTTCCACACCGGCCACGCGTCGTTCCCGTACACGACGATCTTCTCGCTCTTCCCGGGGTCGGCGATCCCGCAGATGCTCTCCGACGTGCGGTTCACTGGCTTCGACATCGAGGCCGTGTCCGGGGAGCCGTGGAAGCTGACGTTCCCGTTCACAGGGATCCAGCACGGGGCGTCGTTCAACCAGACGCTCGCGGTGCCGTCGTACGCGTTCGAGGATCCGTTCCTGTACCAGAACTCGCCGACCGTCGTCCTCGACGGTGCCGCCCCGTCCGGGGTGACCGGATGGAAGATCAGCCACGGCCTCGGCGTCGAGGAGTTGCAGGCGCTCTCCGTCCAGCTCGACGACATCGTCGTGATGAACCGCGACATCACGATCGAGATCACCCGCCGGTTCGAGGATCCGACCGGCTGGAAGAAGATCGCGATGGGCGCGGCCGTCTCCCCGACGACGTCGGTCGCGACCGGCTCGTTCCGCGCCGACTCCCTCTACGGGGCGGCCGGCACGCTCCGGTCGGTGTCGGTGAACGCGCCGCTCCTCAACTACGAGGGCGACGACCTGGGCGAGCTCGACCCGGACGGGAAGACCGTGATCGAGACGATCACGGCGCAGGTGATGAAGGCCGCGACGTCTGCGTTGCAGATCGTCGTGAACAACGCACACGCGTCCGCCTACGCCTGAGTCGGCCTAGCTAGTTCCGCCCCGCCTGAGCGCGAGCCCGACCGTACGCGGTCCATGGCCGCTCAGGCGGGGCGGCTACACCCACGAAAGGAGCCCGCCATGCCGCAAATCGTCGACCTCGACGCCCTCGTCCCCGAAGAGATCATCTTCAAGTACGCCGGGAAGGAGTACCGGCTGCCCGGCGACATCGACGTAGAGACCACCTTCACGATCCAACAGTTGATCGTCGAGCTTAGCCAGTCCGAGCAGGGCGTTCTCCGCGCCCAGCTCGAGCGGGCGCAGGCCGTGAAATCCCAAGCGATCACCCGGGCCGAGCGCGGCCTCTCCCAGGCGATGGAGACACAGAAGCGCGTGACCGCGAAAACCGAGAACGAGATCCTCCAACTCTTTAAGGTCAACCACCCCGACCTCGAAAAGCTGCCGTTCGGGAGCACCGGGTTCGGTGTTGTCCTGACTCATGTTCTTGCGATGCTCGGCTTCAGCGGCACCGGCGACGAAGAGCCCGCGGAGGAGGACCCTCCGAAGGATCCGCCAGCGCGGAACCCTCGTCGATCTCCGCGATCCAGGTCATCGAACGCCTCGTAGTCGAGTACGGCTGGGAGGCTGACTTCTACAAGCGCGGCGGCGGCCACTCACGCGGCGGCATGGCCTGGGTGACGTTCCGCGCATGGCTCGACAGGGTGGCTGCCCGCGAGCTCGCGAAGGTCGCCGACGAGACGAACCGTCGCCTCCGCCAGGAGCACGGCACGAGGAAGGGGGCGCTCTAGATGGACGCTTCGGTAAGAGTCCTGTTCCTCGGGAATGCCTCGGGTGCTGTCCGTTCGGTGCGCCAGCTCGAAGGATCGTTCTCGAGCCTCGGTCGGACGGCGAAGGTCGTCACGGGGGCGTTGGCGATCGGCATCGTCGGGGGTCTCGTCGCGTCGGCTAAGGCGGCCGTAGCTTTTGACCGCGCGATGCGGAACGTCAACTCGATCGCGAAGCTGAACGAGCGGCAGTTCAAGAGCCTCTCGAAGCAGATCCTTGGGTTGGCGAAGGACACAGGGCAGGGGCCCAAGACTCTTGCGGAGGGCATGTACGACATCGTTTCGTCCGGGTTCAAAGCGGCGGATGGCCTCAAGATCCTGCGCGCCTCGGCGAAGGCCGCCACCGCCGGCCTGACCGACACGGCCACCTCGACGAAGGCCGTCGTCGCGGTCCTCAACGCCTACCACCTCTCCGCTGACCAGGCCAGCCACGTCTCCGACGTCCTCTTCCAAACAGTCAACAAGGGCGTCCTGAACTTCGAGGAGTTGGCAGCACAGATAGGCGACGTTCTCCCGGTCGCCGCCCAACTCAAGGTGCCGCTCGAGGACATCGGCGGCGCGCTAGCGACGATCACCCTCCACGGCGTCTCCGCCGCCGAAGCATCGACACAGCTCAAGCAGCTCCTCGTGTCGATCCTAAAGCCGTCCGACGACCTGAAGAAGTCGATCAAGGAGATGGGCTTCGCGACCGGCGAGGCCGCGTTGAAGACGCTCGGCCTCGAAGGGTTCTTGAAGAAGCTCACGGTCGCGTCTCACGGTTCGGCGGCGGCGTTCGCGGACTGGTTCCCGAACGTGCGGGCGATGAACGGCGCGCTCGGCCTGACCGGCCAGAACATCAAAGTTCTGCATCAGAATTTGGAGGCGATGCGACATTCGCAAGGGGCGGCGCAGGCTGCGTTCGCGGAGCAGGGCAAGTCGATCTCGTTCCAGTGGCAGCGCGCGAAGGCCGCGTTGACCGCTGCGGCGATCCCCGTCGGACAGTTGCTCTTCCCGCTGCTCGAGAAGGCATCCGCGAAGGTGCAGGATTTTGCGACGGCGATCCAGTCGCACATGCCGCAGATCCGGGCGTCGTTCGCCGATGTGGCGTCGCTCGTCGGCGGGATCGCGCATCAGCTCGGGTCGCTCGCCGGCACGTCTGGTGGGCAGGGCGCGCTGATCGGATTGGTCTCGTCGCTTGCTGCCGCCCGTGGGATCAGCGGCACGAAGAACCTGATCGCGGGAATCGTGACCGGAGTAAAAGGACTGGGCCTCGCGGGTACTCTCGCCGCCGCCGGGATCGGTGTCCTGACCGGGGCGTGGTTCCTCGCGACCCGGCAGGGCGGCCTGTTCGCCGCCCAGGTGCGAGACGTCGACGCCGCGATCCGTCACGAGCGGGCAGCGGCGGACGTGGCCGTACAGGCGTCGAATCAGCTCGTCCAGGCACGGATCAACGCGTCGACCGCCACTCGGCAGGCGCAGGCCGCGCAGATCCTCTACAACCGCATCTCAGACGACGGGAAACGACACGACTCGAACTCGGCTGCCGCGCTGGATAACTTGAAGCAGGCGAAGCTGAACCAGAAGACGGCGACTGAGGATCTCACGAGGGCCGAGCGGGCGAACCACACCGCGACGGTGCAATCACAGCAGGCGCATCAGAAGTCGATCGCGGCGATGAAGGAATTTACCCACGCCGCGCAGGGGCTCGTCGACAAATACAAGAGCGCCGAGCAGAGCGCGATCCGGGCCAAGGACAGCCAGATCCGTTACAACTACCAGCTCCTTCAGTCGCAGACGGTCGCCACGTACGCGAGCAAAGTCGGGGATCTCGCGCAGAAGCTCGGCGTCGGAGCCAACAAGGCGCACGATTACGCCGCCGCAGTGGGGACGCTCGTCAGCATGCTCGGCCGCCTCCCGACCTTCAAAGAGGTCCGCATCTTCGTGAGCGTGCAGCGGGCGATCACCACGGT